TGCAATCGTTGGAGGAAAATTATGACTAAAAAAACAATGACTATTGGTAGCGATACTTGGGAGTGGGAAGAAACTCCTGAAGCAAAAGCAGCAATCGCAAAGTTACATCAGAATGCAACTGAGCGTCTTCATGCTGACATTCGTAAACTTGAACTGAAAGCACCTGATTATGGCGTTGGAAAGTAACGAAGAATATGTAATTCCTCCTGAATTGCAGGAGGAATGGGAATCTTATAATGATGCATGTATATCATTAGACGTGATACCAAACAAAAGAAGATTCTTAAGATACAATGAACTCTACCCCCTAGACAATTTGTATAAATAGACCTGTAGCAAATAGTGTGATTATTCGTGGGAACCCGTAAAATCTCTCAGTTAGAAACAATCTCAGATGCTAACCTTTCGGGTGAAGCTATTCTGCCAGTGGTTGTCTCTGACCCTTTGATTCCTAACCGAAAGGCAAAGGTTAATCAGTTGTTCCGTGGCGTTAGCCAAGGGACAAAGGACGCTCCTGGATTATGTTTCGACCTGGACCGAGATACAGGTCTCTACCAAAGTGCATACGATCAAATTGGTATTAGCTTTGGTGATGGTGGATTGTATATGTCCCGTATTGTTAACAGCAATACTAGTGCATCATTGTTCGTCACTGCTGTAGATGACAGTAGAGATAATACTGACATTGTTCTTTCTCCAAAGGGCGCAGGTGCTGTTAAAGTAACTGGTCAGTTTATTATTGATGACGGATCATTTATCCTTGAGGATTCTCAGGGACCGAAAGCACGTTTTGAAGTTAGTAATGTTGGCACGGGAACTAATACCCGTATCATGACATTACCTGCTATTACATCTGGTAATGGCACAGTGTTGGTTGGTGATGATACTCAACAAACACTGAGAAACAAAACTATTCTTATTGATGAAGATAATTTTGTTATTATTGATGGTGATGAAGAAGCAATCTTCCAGATTAACTGGGTAGATACTAACGACGCTCGTCGTTCTTACTTCTTACCTGATGCTGGAACAGTCACTACAACCGCTGAACCTACAGCAACTTCCTCTACTTTACTTGATACTAAAGCAGAGCAGATTGTATTAGGCAAGTCTATGGTTAACCTGAAACTTCAGGGAACTGCGGAGACTGATGATGAATATGCACAGTTTAACACTGATGCACTGACGGCAAATAGAATCATTACAGTGCCCGACCTTAATATCGAACTGGTTGGCACCGATGCTACACAAGTTTTGTCAAACAAAAGTGTTGCTGGTTTAGTCCTTCAGGATACAACCGATGGCACGAAAAAATTGAACTTTGATCTGAATAATATTAACGTATCAACAAACGAGACGTTAACTTTTCCAGCAACAGATGATCTAAATAATGGTGCACTGACTAATGTGATTGTTCTTGAAAGGGCAACACAAAGTCTGTTGAACAAAACTCTTCTCGATGTAAAACTCTCAAGAGATGCTATTGGTTCTGTTCCTAGCATTACAATCTCGACAGATAATATCACTGAAGAAAGAACCATTAGGTTCCCTGATGCAGACGCAACTCTGCTTTCTACTGAAAACGTTACTCTAGAGGACGTTAACTTTGGTGCTGGTATTGGTGCCGCTAACTTAACGGGACAAACCCGTCTCCAACAATTCTTTTACGCAGGATTCTAATAAACAATGGCTGATCAAGGACTTTTAGGACAATCTAAACCAGCAGGAACAACCAACACAGTATTATATGCTGCGCCGATTGATCAGTCGGCTAGTGCTGTTTTAACCATCGCTAATGATGGAACTGGTGCTGCATATGATGTTGCAATTAAACCATACGATCAGAAACTGACCGTTGATGGTTCTGGTGCATATAAATTGCATAAGGGTGATGTAGTCACGGCATATAGATTTGCTTTGGGAACACCCTTTCCCCTTGCTGCAAACTTAGCAGCAGGAACAAAACTTACTTCAGGGGATGGAGAAAAGACAGCAAAGTTTGAGTCTTTTTATATTCCTCCATTTACAGAAATTGATGTAAAGTCGGTTGCTATTCGTCAGATCGCTGTTGAATCTACAACTGGCACCTTTGCTGTTGGTGAAACAATTAGTAAAGGAACAGCGCCTAACGCCTCTACTGCTGTTGTCTACGGTGTTTTGGCAACTCAAGGTGGAACCAATCTCTATATTGGACCCTCTACACTGAACGGAAGTGGCACAGAATTCGCTGCTGGTGATAGCATTACTTCTACTGGTGGTGCAACTGCAACTATTTCTACTGGTGGTGTTGGAACCGCATCGAACGATTTTGTATTCCAACCTGCTGGCACCACTCGCTTCAGCATGTATATTGATGATGGTGCTGTTGGTTCTGGTGGTGAAGGTTTTGACATGTTCGGTGACAGAACATATCGTTTCGATGTTTCTGACTCCTCCATGTCGGGTCTTGACTTTAGTCTCTCTACTACCATTAATGGTGAGTGGGGTCCTGACGGCACCGCAGGTAACTCTGATGATGGTGCTGAGTATACAACAGGTAGAACTACTAACGGCACAGCAGGATCTAGTGGTGCTTATGTTCAGTATGATCTTTCTGCTAACACTTCCTTACCTGCTCAACTGTATTATTACGAAGGAACTACAGGAACAGCAGCAAACTCTGGATATGGTGGTAGTGATCGTTTGATCGGCATCTCTTCAACTTACACATACGATGAGATTTATGTGTATGATGTTGATGGCACATGGGTTAACTCCAGTGATACATTTACGTTCTCTGATGTTACCTATACTGTAACTGGTCAAACCTCTGAACCTTATGGTTATGTTCACTCTTACAGTGGCACAACTCTGACTATTGTTAAAGGAATTGGTTCTGCTGATTTTGCTGGATCAGATACTTTCCGTGATGTTCCTAAGTCTGCAACTGCCACTCGTTCGACTGTTACTGTCAGCAGTGTTGATGTTGCAGTAACAGCAGTCGAAGCTAGTAACTATCTTGCAAAAGATATTGCTAATGGTAATAACGAAATTGATAAGATTACTTCTATCGTCATTGGTCCTGGCGAAAGATTGATTGTTGAGAGTGCAACTCAAAACAATGTATTCAGTTTGGTTGGTTTCCAAGATGCTTCTACAGCATTCCCTCTTCGCGTCTTTGGCGCGGTCTGACCATCAATAAATAACTAAAAAGCAGCGTAAGAAATGTCTCTAACTAGACTTAAGAATATTATTACGTCCCGCACGGGGCGTATTATTTACGTCAACCCCGATGATTTTGATGCTTCTGATGCTATCGACAATAGGGGTAACTCGGCACTGCGACCCTTTAAGTCTTTGCAAAGAGCATTTCTTGAGGTTGCTAGATTTTCGTATCGAGTAGGTCTGTCAAACGATGAATTTGACGCCTTCTCGATCATGCTGTATCCAGCAGAATATGTAGTTGATAATAGACCAGGTGAAGTTCTCTACACTAACGTTGCTCCTATTGATGAGAACTCTAACCTTGATTTAACATCTCCTAATAACGTATTATATAAGTATAACTCCGTCGAAGGTGGTATTATTGTTCCTAGAGGTTGTTCTCTGGTTGGAACTGACCTTCGTCGAACAAAAATTATTCCCAAGTATGTCCCATATCCTACGACATACGCTGCAAAGGGTATTAATAACGAATCACAAGTTCCTCCCCGCACTGCAATCTTTAAGGTAACTGGTGGAACATACTTCTGGCAGTTCTCTTTCTTTGATGGTGCTGAAGAAGGTGTATATTTCAAACCCGATAGTGTTGAAACAATTCCTCCTAAGTTTTCTCACCATAGACTGACTTGTTTTGAATTTGCTGATGGTCTTAACAGTCTGTCTACACTGATCACTGATGGCACAGTTCCTAACGCAGACTATTCTGCTGTTGCTAACATCTTAGAAAGGACAGACCTGGAGATTTATTATCAGAAGATCTCTAAAGCATTTGCTACTATCCCTGATACATCTGGTGATCCCACTGCTGACCAAATTCAGGCAAGGGTTGAAGAAAACAGAATCGTTGGTCCTATTTCCGATGAATACAGAGTCCTTCAGATCACAAGAAATGGTCAGACAGCAACGGCAGTCACTGTTGACGAGTTTGATAACCCCAGAGACCACGGATTTTCCGTTGGTGTTAACATTAACGTTTCTGGTGTTACTGGATCAACTGGACCGCAATCCGAAGCTGATGCAGGAATTTATAACGGATCTTTCACCGTCACTTCGGCAAGCGGTAATGTCTTCACTTACCAAATGACATCAGAACCATCAGGTAATGCTGTTGGTTCTAACATTACTGTTAAGACTGAGATTGATACTGTTGACTCTGCATCACCATATGCGTTCAACCTGTCACTGAGATCAGTGTGGGGTATGAACGGTATGCACGCAAACGGTGCTAAAGCAACTGGTTTCAAATCGATGGTTGTTGCACAGTTTACGGGTCTATCCCTGCAGAAAGATGATAGAGCGTTTGTAAGATATAATGCATCAACTGGTAACTATGATGTAGCAACTGCTGGTGATGGTGCTCACTTGGATGGTTTTGCTGAGTATCGCAAAGGATGGGGACATGAGCACATTAAGTGTAGTAATGACTCCTTTATTCAGGCAGTTTCGGTGTTCGCAGTTGGATATCAAGGTCACTTTACTGCATTAAGCGGTGGTGACATGTCAATTACCAACTCTAACTCTAACTTTGGTAATACTGCACTTAGATCTGCTGGATTCAAAAAGAAAGCATTCTCGAAAGATAAAGCAGGTGCAATCACACACATCATTCCACCTAAAGCACTGAATGTTATCTCAACTAGTGCAACAGGTGCTAATGGTGCAAATACTGTTACTCTTACCAACGATGGTTCGATTAATGGTGTTATCCAAGGTATGACAATTACTGGCACAGGTATTGGTGCTGGTGCAGTAGTTGCATCTATTAATACAAACACTCGTGTTGTAACACTAACTGTAAACAATAGTGGTGTTGTTAATGGTAATGTTATCTTCGGTGAAGAAACATCCGTCAACTGGGTTAACGTTGATATTCAAAGAACAAAAGTAATCAACTCAGCACTTGCTGGACAAGGAGGAACCCCTGGAACACGACTCTATCTGTATGGATATACTGTTGAAGCGTCGCCTCCTACAACTAGAGTGCAGGGTTTCACCGTTGGTGCACGTCAAGATGGCACGGGTGGTAGTGCTGTTCCAGACAAACTGCACTGCTTATTAGTAGCAAATGGTGCTACTGAAGCAACAACACAAACAGCAAAGATTTCTCCATATGGTCCTTCTGTATCTGGTAAAGCAGCGGGAACAACTGGATCACCTATTCAATATGATAGCAGCACATATACAATTGGTGGTGTTGCTGGATCTGTTGGTGGTTGGTATCTCACAGTAGATTCAACTGATAATGAAATCTATACAACGTTGTCAACCAACACACAGTATAATACTGTAAACTTTACTCCTACCACATTCCTCAAGAGGATTCCTGACCCTCGTGACTTACAAGATAGAACCTATCGTGTTCGCTATGTAATTGACAAGGATAAGTCTAATCCCCTGCCGCGAGATCCTATTTCGGGTTTTGTTATGCAACCCCTTAATAGCGACACTACATCATATAACTTGTCCAGAGCCTTCTATATCTACGATATTGAAGTCGTCCAAGAATTTGAGAGAGGCGTTAACGATGGAATCTACTATCTTACCTTGCTTTGTGCATCTATTGCACCTTCAACTTCTAATTTCGACGACAGGAAGTTCTCTCAAAACGTCAACGAAGTCTATCCTACGTTTGACAGAGACAACCCTGTTGCTGACCCTCTTGCTGCGGTATCCGTCGCTGACAATGAAACTATCGGTCTCGTAAGTGCAACTGATGGTGCATCACCGACTCCAGCAAAAGATCCTAAGAGATCTATTACTAAGGAAGCAACTGTATTCCTTCTGACTGATACAGGTTGGACACAACCTGGCACAACACCAAACTATGACTCGGTAAATAATAGACTATCGAGTGTTGAACTTACTGCCCGCGCTGGAGATGAAGAAACTAGAAAGATTGCTATTCGAGAGACAAACGATGGTGATGTTTCTCCGATCAATGTTGAGTTTAGACGCCACTCTATTCTTAGGTCTGGTAATCACACATTTGAATACCTCGGTTTCGGTCCTGGTAACTACTCAACAGCGTTCCCTCAGACTCAGGTAGAAACTCTGAGTGCAGATCAGATTAAGTTCTCTCAATCTATCAAAGAAGAAGGCGGTGTTTCTTTCTACTCTGGTTTGAACTCTAATGGTGACCTGTTTATTGGTAATCAGGTTATTAACCCCGTTACTGGTCAGATTACAAATGAGGATATTGCACAACTGAATGTTGTTGGTGAAGAGAATACTACTATTGAAACATTCTCTGAGGTTGTTCTTACTGATAAACTTACAGTTATTGGTGGTGCATCTAACCAGTTGGAATCTATTTTCGCTGGTCCTGTCACTTTCCAAGGACTTACAACCTTTACCAATAACTTGCAAGCGAAGAAGTTTACTTACTTCAACCAGGACGGAACAGTTCTAAAGCAAACCTTATTGGCACCCGAAGATGCAAACGGAAACCCCAGTTTTGCTAATATCACAGGATACGATACCCCTGGTGATGGTGACCTTGTTTATAATATCAATTGGTCACCTGGTAAGTCGCTTGGTTGGATATACTACGGTGGAACTTGGCACGAATTTGGTCTCACGGATACTGGGGACATTAATATTGCTACTTTCACTGGCGAGCAACATATTGGTATTGGTGCTGCTGCTCAGTCTGGTTATAGAGTTAATGTAGATGGTTCAGTTAGGGTAGATGGTGACCTGGTTGTTACTGGTCGTGGTTCTGTTTCTGCTGATAAGTATATTACTAAGACATATACTGGTGATGGATCAACCTTAACGTTTGCTGTTACTACCTACTCTGGTGGTATTCAACACACAGATGATTCACTCCTCGTGTTCTTGAATGGTGTCGCACAAATTGCAGGCACAAACTACACTGTAGACTCTTTAGGTGCTAACGTAGTATTCTCTTCTGGAGATGCACCTTTAGCATCAGATACAGTCCATATTGTTGAGATGCCTATCTAAATAGTAACGGAGGATTGTATTAAACAATGGCAATTACAAAGATTAGCGGCAATCAGATTGCCGACTCAACCGCAGCAATTATTACCACTCTAAGTTTCTTAAATCAAACTAGTGTTTTCAGATTGCCTACTGGCACTCAAGCAAACCGTCCTACTGGTGTTTCAGTTGGAACTTTGAGATTTAACACAGATATTGATGCTGCTGAAATTTATAAAGCAGATGATGGAACTGGATCCGCAGGATGGGCATCTGTTGCTGGTGGTGGTCCTTCTCTTGGTGATGATAGTATCATTAGAACCAATAACGATACTATTAGCGAAAATATTACTGTTGGACCAAGTGCTAACGGTGATGATAAATTCACTAATGGTATGAGTGCTGGTCCCATTGAAATCGCGAATGGGTATACAGTTACTGTTGAATCTGGTGCTAGTTGGAGTATTGTATAATGAAGTTAAACGTATCTTTTATCAAAGGTTTGTCCCCTAATTTTAGGACTTCCATCGAAGATACTTTAGAACTTAAAGGGTATCTTACTGTTACTGGACAATCTTATATTCATCTTCCCTATGGTATTTCAGCAAACAGACCTGCTGGTGGTCCTGTAGGATCACTTAGAGTTAACACAACAAATGGTAACTTAGAATTTTTTAATGGCACTAGTTGGGGTTCAGTATGAGTAGGATTAAAATTGCAGAACTTGGTGGTATTGCAGCAAATCTGGGACAAGTTACTGTTCCTGCAGGAAATGATTTGCGTATAGGACAAGCAGGAACTATTGATCATGTAGGAAATGGTGCAATGCAACTTCCTACAGGAAATACATCATCACGTCCATCTAGTCCTGTAGCAGGATATTTGAGATTTAATACTGATAGTAATCTGTGTGAATATTATACTGGGTCAACCTGGAGCACGTTCTGATGAGTAATATTGTAGTAAACGAAATACACGGACAAGATTACTACAACTACATCATCAGAGGTGATGCAGGGATGAATCTACTTGTCGCAGGAACTCAGAGTGTTCATCCTAGTGGTCAGGCAGGTTTTGCTTTACCTAAAGGGACAACTGCACAACGTCCTAGTTCACCTAGTGCTGGGATGATTAGATATAATATTGATAATCAAGCAGTAGAATATTATACGGGATCACAATGGAGATCTAGTGGTGGTGGAACAGGTGGAACAGAATCCAATCCATTTTCAAGTCTGTCACAAGCAGATGCCGCTGGTGTTGCTGATGGATTATATTATTTCACTAATGGATCTTCCACAAAACAAGTTTACGTTGGTAACTTCTCAGGAACACGTTTCTTGATGGTTACTTCTAACAATGCAAGTAGTGGAACAATTCCTAGCGGCAATAGTAGAAGAAGCACAAGTTATTATGTAAACCGTTCTGGTGCTGGTGGTTCTACATTAGGAACTCCAAGTCCCGATAGTGATTATATTATTGGTAGTTGGATTAACAATTTTAATTTCTCTCAAATCAAAGTATATGGTTTCGGTAGAGGAACAACTAATGGATCTACTACTTGGGGTGGTAACAGAGGAACAACTGTTGAAGCAACTTGGAATACTAATTCATTCACGAGTGTAACACCTAGAAATCAGGTTGCTGTTATTGGAGAACTTAGTGGTAGTGCTGCATATTTCGTTGGTGATGGTATTCGTAGAGATAATGAAAATGGTGGATTCAATGCTAACTCTAACCAAACAACAGTTGGTGGTGTTGGTGTAAGATTATCTAGTGGTGATCCATCAACAGGATGTTACTTAGGTCATGGTTCTAATGAGGGTAACTATGAAGGATGGTATAATAATAGCGGTAACGCAAACTCTCAAGGTTATACCACCTGGGTAAGATAAATAAAAATAAATTCCTCCAAGTGTTATGGCAGCGGGTAAACTAACTGTTACAAATATTGCAGGAACTCCTGCAATCAATCTTCCTGTTCATGATGTAGATAATTTGCCTAAGGGAACAGTGGGTGATTTGATCTATGTCATGACAGGACTATATCAAGGAACATTATATTGTTTCCGAACTAATCCTGACACTTCTGTAAATGAGTGGGTTCAACTCAGTTAAATTGTATAAAATTTCCTAGACTACAACTGTATAAATACAGTATAACCAGTCCTAGGGATTCATTGGTCAAATAAGAAACTATGTCAACACTAAATGCTGGAACTTTAAATATTACTGGGGCGTTCAATCTGCCTTCAGTAACTACAGCTGAAAGAGATGCGATTTCTTCTCCTGCTGTAGGAAGAATGGTTTACAACTCTACAGATGGTGCTGTAGAAGTTTGGAATGGTGAAGAATGGGCAGCAGCAGTTGGTGCCTCAGAAACATTCATTACTGCATCGGGTGGATCGGTATCATTATCTGGTGATTATAAGATTCACACCTTTAATAACTCTACAAACTTTGTTGTTAATGAAATCGCATCGGATGCTAATAATAACAAAGCAGATTATCTAATCGTTGCAGGTGGCGGCGGTGGTGGTGGATTTGCCTCTGGTGACTTCAACAACTTCGGTTCTGGCGGTGGTGGCGGCGCTGGTGGTATGTTGACCGCTGGCGGATATAATTTCACCCTTGGTGCACAATCCTATCCCATTGGTGTTGGTGGTGGTGGCACAGGTGGATTAGGCAACTCTGCTGGACAACCTGGTGGTAACAGCAACTTTGGATCTATTACTGCTACTGGTGGTGGCGGTGGTGGTCAACAAGACAAACCTGGACAACCTGGTGGATCTGGTGGCGGAAACGGCACTGATGGTGACGGTGAGAACCAACCCCCTGGTCAGGGTATTTCTGGACAGGGCAACCAAGGTGGTCGTGGTGCACCGTCACAAAACGGCACCTCTGGTGGCGGTGGCGGTAAGTCACAAAATGGTGAGAATGGTTACAACAGACCTAATTCACGTCCCGCTAACGGTGGCAACGGTTCATCGTATAGCATTACAGGAACCTCTGTAACCTATGCTGGCGGTGGCGGCGGTGCTAACTACCCTGGTGGTCCTCACAACCCCAACGGTGGATCTGGTGGAGGTGGCGCTGGTGCCCTTTCTCCTACAGCATCGGGCAACCCAGGAACCTCTGGTCTTGGTGGTGGCGGTGGTGGTGCTGCTGACCAAGATCCTCGCAACTATCCCGAGCCTAGAGGCGGAAACGGTGGTAAAGGCGTTGTTATTATTAAATATAAGTATCAGTAATTGTAACTAAAATGGCACATTTCGCACAAATTGATAGATACGGGACTGTCGTCAACGTCCTCTCTGTTGCTGATGAAGACATCACTAATACCAGTGGTGAAGAAGATGATGTTCTCGGAAATGAACTTCTGCATAGTGTATTTCCTGCTAATCCAGACTATGATTACAAAAGAACGTCTTACAATACTATAAAAAATGAGCATCGCACTCATGAGAGTGACGGTTCTATTTCTTACAATCTAAAACCTGCTTTCAGAAAAAATTATGCTGCCATTGGTGGTAAGTATGATTATGTCAGAGATGCATTTGTTGGACCTAGACCTTCTGGTAGTCATTGTAGTTTAGATACTGAAACTATGACTTGGGAAGCATTTGACCAAGGTGCTCAGTCAACTGATAATAATGGCGTTCCTCTTGGATATACTGATCGAACCGATTATTCAGTCAATGCAACACGCAACCCTCAAGGTTGGGTCTGGGATAATAGTAATAAGACATATGTTCAGACCGAGGCAACGGTTGAAATTCCTGCCAATTATGTGTATAATAGTGCTCTGAAGATTTGGGAACGAGCATAAAATAGTATGCTTTTGTCATGATTTATGAAAGAATTTTCGTTACCGTCAACCGACTTTATTGCTGGTTGGTATATTGATAGCACTGTATGTGATGGTTTAATATCTTTTTTTGAAGACTCTCCAGATCAGAGACCTGGAGAGATCGGCATGGGCGTTCATGAGTCCATGAAAAAATCTACAGACGTTGCGGTTGTTCCTAGGAATCCAGATGAAAGGATTCAGAACTATCTTGACGAGTTGGGTAAAGTGTGCGATAATTACATCGCGAAGTTTCCTTATTGCTCTAAGGATCATTCGTGCTGGGGACTTAACACCAACTTTAATATACAAAGGTATTACCCTGACGAAGGATTTTATTATTGGCACATGGAGAAATCGTCACCCAAGTTTCCTTCATCTGCTAGACATCTAGTATTCATGACATACTTAAATGATGTGACAGATGCTGGAGAAACTGAGTGGTATCATCAAAGGTTAAAGATACAACCATCCAAAGGATTGACAGTTATTTGGCCACCAGATTGGACATATACTCATCGGGGTATACCTTCACCAACACAAACTAAATACATCGCAACTGGATGGTATACATACAAAGTTGACAACATTGATTATACGGAATTTAATGGCGGATGAACTTAAAGTATAATTATTGGTATTTTCAGGGTGTCATCAGACCTGAAATATGTGATCGTATTATTGCCATCGGTAATGAAAAACGACCTCAGTTGGGACAGATTGATCGTGTCCGTAAAAAGAAAGAGGAAGAATTTACTGATGAAGAGATTAAAGACTTGAAAGAAACGAGAGATTCTCACGTTGCTTTCTTAGATATTCCATGGATATTCAATATTGTCAAACCATGGATTCAGCAAGCAAATGAAAGTGCTGGATGGAATTTTCAGTGGGACTTCACAGAATCACTGCAATTTACAAAATATGATGTTGGTCAATATTATGACTGGCATCCAGATCAGCATCACTATTCTTATCCTGAGGATGATACTAATGAGCGTATGCGTGGTAAGTTTAGAAAACTATCCAGCACACTGTTATTGAATGATCCTAGTGAATTTGAAGGTGGTGATTTAGAATTTCATTTCAATATGAAAGAGACTGAGAAAGCAACTATGTTGAATACAAAAGGATCTATTGTCGTATTCCCATCTTTCGTGTATCATAGGGTCCTGCCTGTAACTAAAGGAACAAGATATTCTCTTGTTAGTTGGAATCTAGGAGCACCCTTCGTATGATTTACGTTTCTCAATTAGATGTCCCTGCTGTTTTATCACGGGAAATCATTCGGTTCTTCAATGATAATTTATTGAAGACATATGTTTGGGATGAAACTAGAGTTCTGAGTATGGATAAAGGTGGGATTGGCAAGAACAACTTAGACAGCACTTACTATAAAATTCTAAACTTGAGTAAGGAAGTCAAGAAACTTGTCAATCATGATGATCGATTCAAAGTTCTACAGAATGTAGAAATTGTAAAGTATCCTTGTGGTGCTCACAAAAACTATCACTATGATAGTGCGAGACCAACTACAACAGGTGCATCAATTACATATTTGAATGATGATTATGTTGGTGGACATACAGTTGTTGAAGGTGTAGATGTTCAACCGATTACTGGTAGAACAGTATATTTTGACGGTCTAGAATTCAGACATGCTGTAACTAATGTAATCAAACGGGATAGATATACCATATCAATGTGGTATGGATCAGACCCATCAATGCCATTAAACGATGACTTTTTAGAGTTTTAATTATGGAAATCAAAGACAATTTTTTAGCACCTCAACTATTTGAAATCATTTCACGTCAAATGATGACAAGTCAAAACTTCCCTTGGTATATGCTTGACGGCGTATCTGGTGAAGGTGAAGATAGTTACAATCTGATGTTCACACATAATTTTTATTGTGACAATCAGACGATGAGTAGTTACTTCAACGATATTATTCTACCCATTTTATTTTGTTTCCGTGAACCTGTTAGAGCATTAGTTCGTGCTAAAGGAAATTTGTATCCTAAGACAGATACTTTACATGAACACAATGATCATGTAGATTATGATTTTCCACATAAGGCAGCGATTCTTTATCTTAATACTAACAATGGTTTCACTGTAATTGATGGTGAACGAGTTGAATCTGTCGCTAACCGTATTGTATACTTTGACCCTCAGACTCCACATCACAGCACAACATGCACTGATCAATTAGTCAGAGCAAATATCAACTTTAATTATTTCTGATGCAGTTAATCAGTCCTAGGGAACTATATCGATTTGAATCGTATATTGATGTCACTAACATTCCATACATGGAAGAGTTGGTGATACCAATTAAAAAAGTATTGCGTGAAGAGTTTGGTATTGAATGTGATCTAGAAACTCTGGATGAAGTATTTGATTGCGAAGTTAGATCTCATGGTGAATTTGTAACTTGTATTGATCTTAATACTGGTGACATGATTCACTTTTGTCATGAAGTTACTAACATCAGACAATGCGGATCTCAGCAGGATTATGACTTAAAACAGCGAGCAATTCGATTTAACGAACGTGCATATGTGTATCGTTGGAAGAATACTAGAGAGATAGATCATGTTAAATTTGTATTTTGACAAGGTAAATGATCTTCCATACATTTACATCCAAAACTTCTACAGTGAGGAAGATCTAAATCGTATCTTGAAAGAACTACTATTTCTTCAAGATATTGATAGATACAAAGAACCAACACATCCTGATGGTCCTGGGACTGCAATGAAAGATGGCAAATCACTCAAACGTGGTAAGGGATTACATCTAGATGTTGTATATAATGAAAGAGAATCTTCTGACATTCTGAGAATCAATCGAAAGTTATTTGCGAAAGAAACTACAGAGCAACTAGAATATCATCATCCATTGTTTAGATATGTCAGAAGATCTAACAGAGACAATACAAAGATACATTATTTCTCTGATGGTGATTACTACAGTTCACACGTTGATGACTGTGTGATTACTGCTATTAGTTGGTTCTACGAAACACCCAAACAGTTTACTGGTGGTGATTTGATACTAGAACACCAGATAGAAATCCCTTGTCTAAATAACTCGATGGTCATATTTCCATCGATCATGTGGCATGAAGTTACACCTGTTTCGGGCACAGGTAGATATTCTATGAGTCAATTCTTGGAGATGTGATGCAAATTATTCAATTTGAAAATGAACCCAAGAGAACACCATTTGCTCCTGAGTTCAACTATTTCATGTATGAATCTACTGAGGACATGAAGAATCTCAGAGATATTGTGCTAGAGATGGAAGATAGTGTCATTCACACTCTTCCATTTACTTCTGACTGGAATACTGGTCTAGGTGAGAATAGTATGACATCTAGATCTGATGGATATAATATATTGAAATGGCAAGAATGTCATTTCTTGAAAGAGATTATCAGGACGGCACATGATAACTTTATCACTGAATTAGGACATGAATGGGAGAATGTGATCTACATTCAATGCTGGGGTAATGTATTGCGTAAGGGTCAGCATTTGAAGCAACATCAACACTGGACCAGTCCATACACATATATTGGTGGACATATATGTTTGGGAGATTATGACACCCAGACACATTATGTTAACCCATATACACAGCAAACATATTCATCAAAGAATGAAAATGGAAAGATTACTTTGTTCCCTAATTGGTTAGAACACTATACAAATCCTTATATGGATAACGGTGTTAGAGTTAGTGTTGCATTTGATATTATTACAGAAGTAGTATATAATGAGGACATCTTTGATAACAGAAAGGATCACTGGGTGGCAATATGAAACTATCTGACATCAAAGATGGTATTGATCTTATCATTGGTGATACTCCATTGTTATATGATCTGAGTGTAACAACTCCGCCCCCTGAGTTAGTAACACAAAGAGCACAAGATAATTACAACAAAGGTATGCCTCAATCATATGGGCAATCTTATAGGATTATCGATAGTTGTAAGTCAGTTATTGTATGGAACATTTATAGTAAAGTTGCATATGATTATACTTACAAAAATCATTTCTTGCCTGCCATCATTGACTATCTAAATTTGCACTGGGGTGCATACGGATATAGATTTGGATATGATAATTATGTGCTCAATAGAAAACAGTTTGCCATCAGATCTGGTGCTGCTAAATTAGCAAAAACTTCTCTTGCATTTCATGAGAAGTTTGGTATGAATTATAAAATTGATTTAATTCTAACTGATGCTGAGTTTGATGAAACAACTGTAGTTGAGGGTGAACCTCATTATGAAAACTGTATAGGTTGTGATGCACCTTGCGAGTCTAATTGTCCTGTTGGATGCACAATGAACTTTGATCTTGTAGACTGGGAAAAGTGTGCTAACTTTGTAGATGTCCCTGAAGCATTTGTAGACCTAGATAGTATTTGCAGAATATGTCAAACCAGTTGTCCATATTCTGAAGAATTAAAACAACAAATTGACCCTAAGTTCGGAGAACGATTACATGCCTGAATTACATAGATGGAGCACTCCTAAGAAACCTCTTAATTATTTTGCTCCACAATATGATATCTCTGTGTGGCAAGATGATGTATCTGAACAACTTACAGATGACCTGCTAAACATTGTTCTTGAAAAAGAAAAAGAAGGTGTCTTTGACAATCATCAATGGGAACACTATAATGTATTCTCATGGAACTACAAAGTGATTGATACTTTCAAAGAACTTATCAAAGTATCTTATCATGAGTTCTGTAAGCAACTTGACATCACACCTCAGGAGAATGTATCTATTAGAGGATGGGTTTATCCTCAGAAGTATCCTATGAATATTGGTAGGCATACTCATGCAATGCACGAAAATTCTTTCTTGAGTGGATCACTCTATCTCACGACACATTTGACTTGCACTGACTATGACATCCCTTATGTTGGTGAGGTTGGATTTCAAACTAAGAAAGGTAAGATGACATTGTTCCCATCATGTTTGCCACATAAAGTAAATGGTATCAGAGATTTTGATCCAGATCGATATGTTATTGCATGGGACATGATTACAGAAACTGGTATGAACTTTTTTAGATTGAAGGGTAGTGAAAATGATCCTTTGAATTTGGTAGTTGATCTATGAATCAGGACTTATTGAAGAATAATTATCTGATTGTCAAAAACTTTCTGCATAAAGATACAGCATCTGATCTTTATCGTGAGTTAGTAGACAACGGACAGCAAGAATTACACTTCGTTAATGATGATTTCCATGGTCCATGTTACAACTATCAATCTCCTCAAGCAGGTAAAGAGTTTTTATACTATTTTACGAGAGATATGTCGGACATTGCTCAAGAGCGATTGTTCCCTACTTATGCTTATCTGAGATTATATAAAAAAGATTCATTTTTAATTGCACACACCGATCGTCCAGCGTGTGAAATATCTGTAACTATACATTTAGGATCAGATCAAGAATGGTCATTAGGACTCAGAAACTATATCACACAGGAACAATACAAAGTCGATCTTGATCCTGGGGATGCTGTAGTTTATCTGGGTTGTGTTACACCACACTGGAGAGTTGGTAACTATCAAGGAGAAAACTTTGGACAGATGTTCTTACATTATGTGAGAAGTCGTGGTCCATTAGCATATTGTGCTAACGATATTGATCGCACTACTCCTGACGGTCAATGGGAAGATAGGTTGAGAGAAAACTATGCAACTCTTTAGAAACATTATTCATGTTGAACCTAATTTGCCACCATTGTATAAAGAAGGGCATGAAGAATGGAAAGGATATGATGTCACTTATCATGATGTAGAGAAACAAGTATCAGGATCATATTCCAGAACTAATCATCCTCACTTCAGATCTGTGCATCGTGCATTGATACCAATCATTGAAGATTATCTGGGTGGTATCAAGATTATCCCAACATATTTCTTTGATCGTGTCTACTATGCTGGCAATGAGTTAGTTCCACATACCGATCAGATTGCGTGTGAGGTTAGTATCACTATGCAATTACAGTCCACGTTATCTGAACCGTGGACATTTTTTGTGGAAGGTGAACCTATCAATATGAATAATGGTGATGCTGTGTTATATGATGGCATCAGATGTAGGCACTGGCGTGAACCTATGCCTGGTGGTCCTAAAGATTATCATCATCAGATATTTTTTCACTATGTGATAGAGCATGGTGAGATCTACAACCAGATGATAGAGGATGGGACACTGAAATAGGTGGCACATGCACTGGACACACCGCAAATAGTCTGCTATACTAACGGAGTCCTAAACAAAAACCATGCCACAATTCACTCTCATCTGCACTGATGATGACTCTACCGTGACAACTAAAGAATTTGAAGCAACTGTTCTTGATGATGTAGTTGACAAGACCCAGGATTTCTTGAAGGGTGTTGGATATTGTTTTGAAGAATTGCACACCCAAGTATATCCTATCCCCGAGACTAGCGATACGGATGATTACACATCTGTATATCGTGACGTGGATTGAATACATAATACAGTAGTTTATCTTTACTTCAACATCATTACCAATGGGCAAGACATTTCGACGGGGTGGATCTGAGCGAGGATATTACTCACCAGGCAAATCTATCCGAGACAAACGTCAGCGTGGCGGCACCAATCGAACAAACTGGGGAGACAATTACGATGACAATTTCCAATCAAAAGGATCCAAAAGAAACAATCGCACCCAATTTGAATCAGATGATGACGGATGGCAGTGACTTTGATGAAATCGAAAGTCTTTATGAAGATATAGAGTTTGATGATGAAAGTGCGGTAGACTACGATCTGGACTACACACATTCAGTCTAAACTAACTTCATGGATAACGAATCTCAAGATGTAAAATTCAACAGAGGACTCGATCTCTTCATTGAGTCTGTTCTGAAACCTGACCACAAATTGCGTCAATGTGCTCACAATCAAAAGTGTTACAATGAACTCATGTGGGTCAGAGATGACGTGCTAGAGTATCTCAAAACCCGTCGTCGATTCTCCTAAAATGCAATTCCTTCACACTGCAATTCTCGACAAGAATGAGAAAATGATCATGAAAGATGCTCTGTTTCTGTATGTCTCTGATTTACAGAAACGTTTCTATGGCGACAAAATTATTCCTGAGAGTGTTTATCTCGACAAAATGAAAGAAGTCGAAGCAATCGTAGAAAAATTACACCTAAGTGACTTATACCGATGAATGTAAAATGTATTCGTTTCCTATCTGCTGAGAATATTGTGGCAGACTTGGTAGAGGAAACTGACGATTATATTACTATCCGTGATGCAATCGTTGCTATGCCTATTGAAGATGGTAGCAAAGTAGGATTTGCTCCCTTTGCACCACTTCAAGATCCTAACGAAAGTGAACTAACTATCCCTAAAAGTATGGTGATGTATATCACAAAGGTCGCACCTAATTTGGAAGAACAATATAACAGCATGTTCCAACGGATTGTTGCACCTAATAAAAAGATTATCGTGTGACACTCAAACAACCTGCACACATCACCACCCATAACCCCCATTTCATGTAATACTAATGTCAATCGCATCCGACATCCGCCTATTGAACAAAGTTATCCGTAAAGGAGAAAGAGGCGAAGTTTCTTACACTGATGAAGAACTTCATCGCCTTAAAACTAAACGCAATCAACTGCGTTACTGGAAAGAATCTGCTCGAATTGCACAAAACAATGGATTTGGTCAACACAATGTATAACGAAGAATTTGACATCTCTTGGGATGAAAATGACATCATTCAAGCACCTGAAGATGACTGGATTGCATCAGTCCTAGGTGACGAATCTGAAACCATCGGTGAACTTATCAATGAATAAAGATCGCTGGCGTGTATCATGGAAGCGACAAAAGAAAGTCAATGGATTCACCTCAACACAATCAGTTGTTGTATATGGAATCGAAAATGTTGAACATGTGATTAAAACAATGGTGCCCACAGATGATTGGGATGTGACACCTGCATAACCTGCACAGCACCCTTGACAGGGTGCTTTTTTAATGCGATGATACTATCAAGATCAACAAAGCAATGGAAGTTCAAGCACACGGCAACAAATTTGAAGACGGTGTTATCAAGGAACGCACAGGTTTGTCTAAAGATGAATATGATGCCATGAAAGTAAATGGATATACTTCTACTTTTGATCTCACACAGGGACTGATTGTTGACTATAATGCAAGCATCAAAACGACTGGTAACAATACTATTTGCTGCTCAGATCTGCTTCGTATGATGAAGCACACTGATTATCGTTTGATCGTTGGTTGTTACAATCAGGTGGGAAAGAAGAAGGTATTTCATACACAATATGAGTTCTACATTCAACCCTCAGACTATATCAAACTGTGGGGTAACATGGACTATCAAAAGGTAGAGCAATTTGTTGACTTCGTTAAGAACATCCCTCACGGCAAAGAAGCACAACTAAGCACCAAACCTGAGCGCAATAAGTTACAAGAACAGGTGCAGTGCAAAGAAGCATTGTTCAGCATCAATCCTAAGGTGGATAGTAAGAAACAACGCCGCGTGCAATGTTCACTCAAACTTGACCAACTTATCGCTGCTGGTGTAGAATATACAACAAAAGAACTTAACATCACCATCGAAAGTGGACGCCGTAAGTTCTAGTGTGCCACTTGCACAAACTGTCCACTAAACCACCCGTGAGCGCCTTTAAGGTGCCATACTATATTCATTGAAACGCAATTACATGCACCTTCGTCCTCACCAGCAACGCGCATTTGCAGCAATGCAGAACAACAATGC